ATCGAATATCAACAGGCTCCTGATAAAGAACAGTTCAAGAAAGATTTGTTTAATGAATACTTACAAGTATTAAGCGGGTCAGAGACTTCGTCTACCACATACCCACAACCCAACCAAGCGGCGATAGACTATCTACGTAACAACCCAAGTACTCGTGCGAAGTTTGATGAAATGTATGGGCCGGGCGCGGCGGCAAAAATACTAGGCCAATAGTAGGGGGGTCTTATGGCAGACCAACAAAATAACCCCTATGCTCAGTTTGTCCAGCAAGATAAGCAAGCACAGGTTGAACAAAATCCTTACGCCCAGTTTGTCCAGCAAGATAAGCAAGCACAGGATGAACAAATTCCTTACATCCAGTTTGCCCAGCAAGCACAGTATGAACAAATTCCTTACGCCCAGTTTGTCCAGCAAGATAAGCAAGCACAGGATGAACAAAATCCTTACGTCCAGTTTGCCCAGCAAGATAAGCAAGCACAAGCTCAGCAACCTACAGATCAGTCAGACGAAGCCGGTTTCTCCAACCAACTGTTCTCAAAAGGTATTCCGGGTGCCGCGCGTGGTCTTGTAGACACTTTTAAGCAGGTTGGTCTGCAATTAAAGTCTGATGTCATACAGACAGAAAAAGCTCTGCAAGATGCCTATGCGCAAATAGATGCTGGCAAATCAGCACAGGATGTGTATTTCGACAATCTCAACGAAGGTATAAACCTAAACTTGGGGCAACTCAGTTATTATGAACGCGCTAAACCAGAACTTCGCAGTGAGTTATCCACAATATCTTCGGGCGCGGTAGAAAAAAACACCAAAGAGTTTATGGAAGACCTACCTGAACTTCTGGCAAGACAGGACGAAACGGCTAGGAAATATGCCCCTAGGGTTGGCGAGTTAACAGAGGTAAAAAGCTTAGCTGACTTTAGAGACTGGCTAGGTTACAACCTAGGCGCTAGTGGTGTACAAATACTCCCTGTAGTTGCTGCAACGTATGCGGCAGGACCCTATGGAGCTTTTGCTACGGGTACTACTTTGTCCTTGGGGGAGACAATAGGTAACCGGTTAGACTACATTTTAGGGTTAACTAAAGAACTTCCACCAGAAGAGCAAGCTCAAGCCGTTATTGAGTATTTAGAGGCTACAGGAAACACCACTGTTTTGACTGCTATAGCAAGTGGTACGTTGGATATTGTCGGTGGTCCAGTAGGCACCGCTATACGCAAAAGAGCAGCTAGGACACTAGGTAAGGAAGTAATAGAAGCAGAAGCTAGGGAGGTGGGCACGGAAATAGCAGGACGGACTGCTTGGCAGGCTGCAAAAGAACAGGCAAAAGAACTTCCGTTAGAAATGCTAGAAGAGGGTATTACTGGGGGTCTGCAAGAAACAGCCCAAATAATCGGACAGCGCGTCCTAGAAGAACAAGCTGGTGATTTCCTAACTGAAGAAAATATTAAACGCATAGTAAACGCAGCCGCCGCAGAAGCCGTAGGAAGCGTAGCTGGTAGCGGTTTCAACATAAGCACTGAAGCTGGTAGGCAGTTCTTTGCTAATCGCGTAGAAGAACTTATCCGTGAGCAAGCGGAAAGCATCGCTCGCCAAGAACAGGTATCTGGGTCTCAAGATGAAATACAGACCCAAATGGAAACAGATGTAGCCTTCTACATGTCTCAGGGGATGACTGAGGAAGAAGCTACGTTGCTAGCCGCTAAAGGGCAGTCTTTCCCAACTGGGCAAGTAGAAGAAACAACCGAAGAAGAACTTGATACATCAGACATAGACTTTGAAGATGTCCAAGAAGCTGGCGAGCAAGATGCTTTAGCTGCAAGAGAAGACGCCGAAGTAGCTGCTGCCGTAGAGCAAGAGGACACCGTAGAACCGACACTTGGTGACATGGCTGTTGAGGACGCGACAGTCGAACCAGTACTTGGTGATATGGCTATTGAAGAGGACGCTGTAGACTCTACTGACACAACCACCGCAGCTGCACCGGGGACTGTAAGGCTGTACAGAGTGGAAGCCACCCCGGAACAGATCGCCAATGCTGAAATTTCTACATGGGTCCAAGAAAGCCCCGAGTTCAAACGGACTATGGAATCCGGAGGCCGTTGGTTTACCGATGATCCCGCAGAGGCTGCTTGGTATCTTGAAAACGAATACCCAGAAGGACGCGTTGTTGCTGTAGACGTACCCGTTGACGAAGCCGAACGCTTCAGGGTCAGCAATATGCCTGTTATGGAAGGAGGCAAAAATGCAGAAGAGAACCCACGAGCTTTTTCCCGTAACCCAGAAAAAGAATTTTTTATACCTAAAGAAACGGCGGCACAAGCACAAGTAACAACGCTTCCTGCTTCACCCACAACCACCACAACCACCACAACCACCACAACCACAGTTGCACCTGAAACTGCGGACGCTCAAGTACCCGGTGGCAAGCAAGACCTATTCAAGTCGGAAGAAGAACTCCAAGCTGAGCAAGCTGCACGGGACAAAAAAATTGCAGATGGTAAGAAAGCAGCTGGTAGTAGGTTCGATCAGCGTAAGTCGGTGCTAAACGCGCTTAGCAATGTCGTAGCTGGCGTAGACACAAATAAAGTAAAAGAACAGTTTGCCGCGAAAGGGCTTACTCAGGAAGATATAAACGAATTTGACGCAGATTTTGCGGCGGCTAGGGACGAAAAAGCTGCAATAGCAGCTATAGAAGCTCGTTTGGAAGGTAGAGCAAGTGGTGTCGATAGGGCGAAGGTACTTGGGCGAAGAGAAACCAACAGAAAAATTGCTCTATACAACGAGTACCGAGCCAAACTAGCCAGTATACGGACTAAGCGCATTCGAGCCATTGCCAATGCTCTTGAGCTGGTGAACAAAAAAGCTAACGCAACGACTACTGCTTACAAACAAATTCAGGAGTTATTGGCGGACCCGTCGCTAAGCGAAGCTGATATGGCTTTAGCTAAACGCGAATATGAGCAGCGAAAACAACGAGCAAAAGCAGGTGGTAAAGCTCGTTTCGTCATGAACTCTAATCTACCCCCAAGTAAGATGGCTGACTACGACGGGGAAAACGAAAACATGCGCGGCGCTAGCGGGGATGTATCGCTGGCTATAAAAGCCATATTAGCTGACCCCAAAACGCCTAGGTACATGAGGGCGTTGATAAACTATTTACAACCCGCACTAGCTGGCACTGAAGTAGTTGTTATTACCTACCCGGAACAATTTTTTGACAACGACTACGGCGCTGATTTAATTGTTTCAGACAGCATACTGACGGGAAAGGCTTCGGCTGTTCAAGCGAGCAAAATAAACCCCGATGGCAGTATAACTCCGGTCATATACCTAAATGCCCTAGGCAACACAATTATATCTGGTCTAAACACCAACGTAGTTGCGCATGAAATGATACACGCCGCTACAGCGGCCATGCTGGACGCATACAGGGTCAATCCCAACAGCGTATCTCCCGGCACCAGAAAAGCCATTCTACAGCTCAAAAGCTTGCATACGAACGCCATAAAACGTATGGAAGACAAGTATATTAATGGGCTGCTTACCGAGTACCAGAGGGAAGTACTAGAACGTGCTCTGGTAAATGAGTACGAATTTATGTCCTATGGCTTAACTGACCCTACGGTGCAAGAGTTCTTATTGGACATGCCGCCGGATACGATGTGGGCAGAAGGGCAGTCTTGGAATGGACTGTCTTACTTTACAAAGCTGATACGTAGAATCCTTGGCATCCCAGCCGGGCAAATGGCGGCTTTCGATAACTTGGTCGATTTGACCGGGCGACTCGTTAAGTTTAATGAAGCGCAGAAGGCAAATCGTCCGCCTATAACCTCTATCAACTTCGCTACAAGTAAAACAAGGCGAACTTCTGCCCTCGCAGAAAACCTACGCAAGAGCAACACAGCTTCCGAAGCCTACAGGAACGTATGGCAGATGCTTAGGGGTGTGCGTAGCATGGAAGACGCTATACGCACTATGAATGCTATATGGGATAGCACAAACGCTAAGAGCTTACGGGTTCTGCTGCAAACGTGGACTACTGACGGTATAACTCGATTTGCTAGGAATAGAATCGCCGCGCTCCCCAGAGTAAACCAAGTTATAACAAACATGGCGGAATACCGAGGCAAGCTGCTGCGTGAGTTGCATGAGCAAGTGCCGGAGTGGGAAAAGTTTATCGGGGAGTTTCCAGAAGGCGCACAGTACCTGTCAGATACTATGCACGTAGCTACACTAAACGGCATTGATCCGTCTAAGTTTGGTACCAGACAGGAGACAATAGCCAAAGACCCACTGCTTGTGTATCTCCGTGCACAGCTGAATAATGCTCAGGGTTTAGCGGCTAGTAAGCTAAGGGGCAAAATAACTGCGCGTACTAATATAATAAATGAGACCTTTTCTTTCTGGGAGGTATTACAGCGCCCAGAAAACGGCGGCCAGCGCGGCGTAGAAATCTATAAAATGGCCAAAAAAGCGTATGAAAAGTCTCATAAAATGCACATGCGGCTGTTAATTAAAAACATCAGAGACTCTAAACTGCCAGAGGTCCGTAAACAGGACATAATAGATCGCATACTAAACCCAGCAAACAATGCAGTACGACGGGCAGTAGAGAAAAACAAACAGCTAGACGCCGAGATAGCCGCCGACCCAGCTAGAAAAGACGAACTAGAGGCCCAAAAGCAAAGCATACCCGAGGTTGTAGCTACATACCAAGCGCACAATGCTTTGTCTGTGTACTTCCCTTTAATGCGTTATGGGGATTACTTCTTGTCTGTAGGCACGGGTAAAGGCCGTGAGTTCTACATGTTTGAGTCTGAATCCGCACGTAACGAGTTTGCGGCCCGTATAGCCGAAGGACGCCCGGCTAGAACAGGTGGCTTTGAGAGTGTGCAAACTTGGCTAGAGTCAGGCCAGATGCAGCTAGGAGATAATAAAGGTAACGATCTTCTTAGAAGAGAAGCTGCAAATGCAAGCGAGGATTTAAAAAACATATTTCAAATGATGGGTGACCCTGCGCTCATTAACTCTAAAGATTTGCAAGACCAAGTATACCAACTGTATTTAAAGACCCTACCGGGTGGGGATTTACGGCGTAAGTTTATACACCGTTCCGGTATCGCTGGGTACAGTAGAGATACGCTAAGGAACTTCGTTACCAGCCAGCACAACTCTGCTAATCAATTAGCTAGGCTTCGTTTTGGCGGGGAGCTGCGGCTAGCTATGGCTTCAATGTACGCAAGTTTGAAGGGTCATCCCGACCAAGTAAAACTACGCGTTGTGGCCGACGAAATAGCTAAAAGAGCCATGTCTGAGTTGAAACCAGCTACGCCTAATGGTTTTGACACTGCGGCTAGATGGGGTAATAAAATAGTATTCCTATGGATGATGTCCGGCATTAAGTCCGCACTAGTCCAGTCTACGCAGCTTGCTATTGTTGGAACGCCCGTGCTTATGGCCCGGTTTAGCGGCGTTGATGTAAGTAAAGTTATGGCTAGATACAGCGTAGGAGCGCTTACTGGTAAGGTCAGTACTACAAGGAAAAAAGCTAACGGAGAAATAGTTACTGAATGGGGGCAACCTTCGATACGTTGGTCCGAATACGTGACCAATAACGGAGAATATGGAGATGACCTTGCTCGTGCGTGGGAATACGCAAACCAGCGTGGGTTCTTTATGGATACCTACGCAAAGGACATGACTGACGTAAGTACTAAGGCTACGAAAGAAAGACTAAGCCTACCGTCGAAAGCCACAAATGCGGTTATGGATTTTATGACTGGCGGGTTTCACCACATGGAGCGTATAAACAGAGAAATAATGTACATGTCGTCTTTTGAGCTGGCTTATAACGAGAGGCTGAAAAACGGGGTGCCAAGGGAACAAGCTGTTCGCCAAGCCATGGATGAAGCGATGAAACTGGCATACGAAGGGCTGTTTAATTATTCAAACTACAATAAGCCTACCCTGTTTAAAAACCCTTTAGGCAGGCTTGCGTTCCAGTTTATGACTTTCCCCCTACAGATGACTTCTTATCTGTATCGTAATTTTATAGGGCAAATAGTTCCGTTAGACGGGCAGGGGAGGAAAGAAGCCGCAGCTAAATTCTGGGGCACACTAGGTATGACTTGGTTGTTTGCGGGGTCAGTAGGTATGCCTTTGTACTCTGCATTTGCTGCTGCGGTAGACGGCATAAGGGAACTGTTCAGGCCAGAGTTGTGCGATGAAGCTGGTATATGCCCCGGAGACCCCGATTACGAGGAAAAGATAGACCCTACAAATATACTAGGACCTGTAAGCTTTGATCTTTGGTTCCGTGGTTATTACCTCCCCTCCATGTTTGGACCGGGCAGTAGCTTTGCCAAAGCTTTGGGATTAACAGAAGAACAAGCAAATTTGGCGGCTAGAATCGCAGAGGTGGGTCCTATATCTGCGCTTACTGATCTTAACGTAGGGGCTTCTACTTCTCTAAATTCGCTGTTTTTTACAGACGACGCACCCGCAGCAAACGCAGAGGAAGCTATGTACGAAACTATTGCCAAGCTGTTCCTTGGCCCTACTGCTGGGTTGGCTGGCAATTTAGCGAGAGCATCGGATGAGTTTAGCAGGGGCGATTACAATAAGGCCCTAGAAAGCCTAATGCCAGCTGCGCTCAGAAATCCAATGCGGTCCTACAGATTTTTAGATGAGGGCCTGATGGCTAACGATGGAGACTTAGTTAATCCCCCGGAGTACTATTCAAACTGGAGGCTGTTCGGTCAGTTTGTGGGTTTCCAAGATACAACAACAGCGCAACTACAACGTATGAATTTCTTAGCTAAAGGGTTTGAAACTGACATTCAGAACAGGCGCAACAAAGTTTTAACTTCTTTGTATAACGCAAACTTGGCTTTCCAAAGAGACACATCTGAGGATAACTTAGAAAAGATTAGGCAAGCTGAAACTGATATAGTGAACTTTAACTACCAATTCCCGTACAATGGTATTTCTAGGGATACTATCATCTCGTCACTTGGGGGCAGAGAAGAGAATAGGCTAAAAACAGAAACATACGGCGGAGTGCTACTTGAAGACAAAGGGGTCTTGTATATGCTTGAACCCTTCTTAAGGCACACTAGACCGAAACCATATGGCGGTAGCAACCCCGAAGGCGTAATGGATACGTTATTCCCCGACGAAGAGGACTAAACTCTCCATACCCGTATACCTCGCACCCCGTCTTCGATAACGACCTTGTGTACCGTGTTGTACTTTAGTCGCTTGAAGACGGGTTTCATTTCCTTCCAAGAGCCATCTGGGTTTAGGCAGGGTATAAAGAATGAATACCCCACCTTAAACTTCTTCCAGTTAACCTCGTACGCTATCTTCTCCACTACCATCTTCAACCTGCACCATAGGGGTCATGTCAATAAAGTCTGTGTGGGAAGCATCAAACACTAAACAGCGTACGCCCGGAGATACAATCTTAGAACCCTTAGCCAGACGCTTGTTGCAAACCTCAAGCAAAATGCCCTTGCGCTCCAAATCCTTTATTGTGTCCTTGTAGTTTATTTGTGCATGTACGCAATCATCTCGGAACGCCTTAACTACTATAAACACTTTCTTAGTATCCGGCTCATGCCGTATTAGCAGCGGGCCTTTTGGTTCCATAATAGGAAACTTAGGTTTTTGAGTACGCTGGTCTACACCGTCGTCTACTACGAGCATATTAGATTGGTGCCGGTTAATGAAATCGCCAACTACGCCGCTGGAGTCGCTTACAGGCGCTTTAGTATCGTCCCGCATGTTGACTAAGGAGTTTGTAATTTTTAGGTATATGCGGTTTAGATTCCAACCCTCCAATAACCCTAAGCGGTAAGCGATTCGTCCCCCGGCAAAATTAGCTGCTACTACAGCGGACCAATTACGTTCTCGTTGAGTTAGGTTAAGCTCTCGGTCTATCTTAGCTTGTATCTTGAGGACTAGGCTTTTTACTTCCTCTAGGTTCGCAATTACGTATTGCATGTAAACCTCACCCGCCCAACCATAGTTGTGGTTCAAAGTATGGTCTAGAAGTTCTTTGCCTTCTTTTGTACTTATTACAGTTTCATCCGTATATCCAATCTTAAACTCCAACAGACGCATCATTTCGCCATCTGGGTTGTTCTTAATTAGACTAAGCTTTTCGGCAAACGAGGCATTGGAGCTAGATAAGGATATGGTACGCCAAGTGGTATTGTTCTCACGCAACTCGTTCGCGTTTTGTTTGGCTTTGTCTTTGCCTCTACCCTGCGAATAAGCGTACAGCATTGTGGATATGTCTTCGGGTTTCCAGTTGGTAATTTCGTCCATGGTGTTAACAATGTTGTTCAATATACCTACTTTAATAATCCTGCCAACTGCTGTGTCCTCTGGTGTACCAAGGAGTGCCTCGGGGTCGCCAAATACACTGTTAGCCACACGTAAGATGGTCGTCTTTCCTGTGCCTGAATCTGGGTGAATCATGTTAATGACTGCACCTTTTTGGCCGGTAAACTTGAGCAGTGGCGCACCAAACCCGCTAAGGGCGGCAAATGCCTGCAGCTCTAAACCTTCTCGTCCGTACATGGCTATGGCTTTTTTCCAATTTTCTAGCGTACCTTTGGGGCGAAAGTACTCTACAAGAGTCTTGGTAACGCTAGAAGGGGGGCTATGGTAGACGCCCTCTGCTGTTATTTCTCTTTCTCCCGCTATAAATTTGCTGTCGTTATCCGCCCAGCCAAACTGTAATCTCATAAGCTCTGCTGCCTTTTTATGTTGTAGCTCCGTAACAGAAGCAATTAGGTACTCTACAATTAGTTTGCGCCGATTTTCGGTAGCAACTACCCCATACTTAGATAGCGTCTGGGCAAGCTCTCGCCTATCCGTGACTGCTGTATTAGGTACGATAAACTCCCTGACTCCGTCCTTGGGCATGTGGTGCTTAATTACCGCCACGAAGCCTGCTACAGGGTCTTCCATAAGTTTGTATACGTACAGGTCGTTGTGGTAAATCAGCTTCGGCGGAAGCTCTTCACCGTCTTCTTCGTAAGCCACGTAAATGCCGCCGTTCTTACCACGAAAGTATGGCTCAGGCAGCTTTGGTATTTGGTGTATGTGCGTAACCCCGCTAGCACTTTCTACAGCGACATCAACCTGCTCTGCGGGGGCACGGGCTATGGCTTTGCCTAGTACAATGGGGCTTCTTATCTTGCCCCTGTGGGGGCATCCTTCGCATCCACCGGGGTTATTTATTTCAAACTCCTCACAGGTATGAGGGCCAGCTATGTGAAGTATCTTCCGCTCAACTTCTATTGGGTCGTAGTCCGGGTGCCCCGAGGACAATTTGTGTATAGCTTCGTTGCCATCTGAGCAAAATTTGGCTACAGATAACCCGTCAAACCAACGGGGTTCAGACAATGTTGCCCTATCCAAGTAACAGCTATTAAGCTGTTTGCAGCCATCACCTTTAGCCGCCCGTTGCATGATACGTTTGAAGCTAGTATCGGCGTTAGCAAGTAAAGCTTGGCCCAGTGCGCTCATTCCGCGTCTTGGCTTTGTGCTTTCTACTGAACCTTCCTGAACCCCAAACAAAGAACGGATAGAACTAAACGGTATCGGGGCAGCTTCCCTGATTAACACAACAGGCTTTTCGGGAACTCCGGTAGCGTCACCTTTAAAGTTTTTACTGCGAAGCGGTCTAAGTACTCTAGCAGCCTCAAATACTTTAGTGTCTATGTAAAAGTTATGCGTTATACACGCCTGCCTAAAACGCTTAGCAACTACGTCCCATTCGTCCTTTGGTACGTCTTCTTGCAGCGGCCAATAGGCATGGATGCCGTTACCGGAGTTTATTATCAGAGGCGGGGGTAAGTTTGTTTCCTTGCAGAATGCCTTTAACGCCTTCAGCCCATCGGTTTGGGTTTCATACCCTTGTGGTCTTCCAGTCTTTTCGTCAATCGCGGACTTGTTCTTGCCGCAATCTATGTCTACCCAAAAAGACCGCAATGACTCTACGTTGTCTTGGGTTCTGTTTTCTCCCGTCTTGTACTTACCTAGGCCAAAGAATACGCACCAGCGTTCTGATCCGTATTTCTGTATAGCCGCATCCAGCTCTGCCCTAGTCTCGAACATAAAGCTTCGGACTTTGATTTTGTCTTTGACGGCTAAAAACCCATACCATCCCCCTGCTGGACGGACTAGGCTTATCAAGTCGATATCGTTCATAAAGTCACTGTTGCAGTTTGGCCATATACCTTTCTATTTTTACGGCTGTCGGCGGCTTTGGACTCGACGCGCCGACAAACCAGTTATACACAGTCTGTCGGCTTACACCTAGGTAGTCAGCTATATAGGACGCAGAAACACCGTGTTTGATGCACATACGCCCTAGCTTGACTCCTAGGTTTTTCCGGTTTGCGGCCTTGTTAAGCTGAAGCAGCCTTACGCTGTATCCATGGCTCATTAGTTGTCATCGCCCCATTCGTCAATAATTGAAGCTAAGTCCTCGTCTTTCTCAGCTGGGACAGCCTCCTGTTTTTTGGGGCGTTTTACTGGCTCTTTAAATACTTCGTCTTCTGGCTCTTCTGGCTCTTCTGAGCGCTGGACAGCAGCTTTCGGTTTCGGTTCAGGGATTGCAACGGGCGGCTGTTTGGTTACACCATCTACTTGAGCAACAGTAATTCTAGTGTAGCGCTCAGCTTCAGGCTTAGCCTGTGCAGCAAGCACGGTATCGTACTCGTCGTCGCTAATCTCGCGCACGGGGGAGAACAGCAACTCCATAGTTTCGGCGTTATCGTCAAAAGCTATATTGGTTACTACGCCATCTGGGGACCTACCGTTGGCTACGATAAACTTAATGTATGCCTCAAACGGGTGTACGTTACCAGCGCCCTTGCCAAACAAAGACTTAGCTGGGATTTGGAACTGGTATACTTCGCCAGACGTATCGCCTTCGAGTAGGACAGCTATACGACGCTGGTAGCGACATGCTTTGCTATTGCCCTCCCCAGAACCGGCTACGTTCATAGGACAAGTTTTGCAGGTTTTAGCCTGCTTATCGGCGGCTGCTTGCTCGGGGTAATCACCTTTGTTAGACCAGCAGTTCGGCAACGTTGCTTCCTTGTCCGGGTCAAACTTTTCTTTGTAATAGATACGAGATACTTCTGGCAACATAGCCACAATGATGGCATTAAACTCGCCACGTATAGCATCACCTACTTGCTTGCCGTTGATGATCTTACGAAAAGCCCCGTTCTTAGCGACAATACGACGGCTAGATATGGTTATAGTCTGGGCTAATTGCGCACCAAGTGCGGTCATTCTGCGCCCAGAGGCGGATACGTTTTTCTGCTGGGTAAAAATTTCTACATCGTTGCTCATGTAAGCTCCTATGTGTTTCTTGGTTTAGTTATACGGATTACGTATTTGCTGTCAGCTTGTAGGCCAACCGGCAGTTTATCTGGATTTTCTTCCAGAAATTCTTTCATGTTAGTAGTATGTATTCGTTTTTCTAGCAGGTGGAAAGCTTGGTTTTCTTGTATGAACTTGTACATCTGGTCCCAATCAGAAGCCCAGTATCTAGTATTTACGAGCCTAGATACAGTTCCATGAGCGGTTCTAAGTCCCTTGGCTTCCTGCTCATCGCAAAGCTTAAGTAGCTCTGCGTCTATGATTTCCATTTTGCTTTTCAAAGTTTTTATTTCATCTTCTTTACCCCGCACAGCCTCTCGTAACTTCACATAGGCCGCAACGAGTTTGTCTGCGGTTGGCGTTGACATGTATACTCCACTTTTGCTTCAAGGGGTAACCAGTTTATCAACCGACTTGACAATGTCAACTACTTTTTTCAACTTCTTGATGGTAGAGGTCTACGATTTTATTGTGGTTTAAGATGTTGTTTTGCAACATGTTATACAGTCTATGCTCTACTTCACTGCCGGTTATATGCACCACGGTCATATTATTTTTTTGTCCGGGGCGGTTAATTCTAGCGTTGGCTTGCAGATAAGTTTCTACGCTGGTAACAGGCGCGTACCATATGATGGTGTCGGCTGCGGTAAGAGTCAGTCCGTGAGAGGCAGCCTGTGGCTGGATAATCAGCACTTTGGGGTCTTCTTGCTTTTGGAAATCGTCAAATATCTGGCTGCGCTTGTTCAAAGATACGCTGCCGGACACGATCTCGCTGCTGATTTTCTTCTTGTCGAGAAATTCCTTAAGAAGCTCTATCGTATGGGTGAAGGGGACAAACACGAGCACTTTGTGGCTAGCTTCGGTTATGACTTCGTAAACAACGTCTAAGCGGTTCTTAACGTCGAACTGTATAACTTCGCCAGTGTCCGAATATACTGCCCCACCTGATATCTGTAGCAGCTTGTTAAGGTTTGTAGCTGCGTTAACAGAAGTAACGTCTTCGCCAGCGGCTTGTATAGCCATTTGCTTCTTTAAAAGTTTGTAATACTTTTCCTGCTGTGCAGTCAACGGAGCGTCTCTTTCAACGTACAATACATCGGGCAAATCCAAACACTGTGCTTTTTCAAACCTAATAGCGGGCTGTAAAACGGCGTGTACTATTTTGTCTGAGTTATGTTTTGGCCTCCAAATGTATTGCGTAATTTTCTGCATAACCAAATCGCGGTACTGGCCGAAGTACTTAGGTATTTTTTGCGGGCTGACCAGTTTGGCTAGGCCGTAGGCGTCGAGAGGGGATTGCGCGGCTGGCGTACCAGTTAGCATCCAAAGCCACTCGGTCTGGTCGCTTATCTGTTTAAGTATTTTCCAGCGGTTGGTCTGTTGGTTCTTATAGGCAGAGGCTTCATCTACAACCACCATGTCAAAGCCGCCGTTCATAATTTCGTCTTTGACTACACCAACGCCATCAAAGTTTATAATCACAAACTCTGATCCGGCGTTTATTACTTTCTTACGCGTATCAGAGGTACCGTGGGCTACGGAACAACTACGGTGCATGGCAAACTTGAATAAGTCCTGCTGCCATGCGGACTTCATAATAGACAACGGGCAGATAACTAGTACCCTATTTACAATCCCCTTCTGCATTAGATAATCCACCGCCCATATCACAGAGGCAGTTTTCCCAGTCCCCGCTTCGTTGAAGCAAAACGCCTTTTTGTGCAGGGTCAAGAACGACGAGGTATCTTTCTGGTGCGTAAACGGAACTAATTTGCCCGACCACTTATAGTCTCTAAGTATGGGGGAGGGCACGTTTTTAGCACCTACCTGAGCTAGCGTTTGGGCTTCTTCAAGCTCCCACTTTACGGCAACATCAAACATGCCGTTTTCTTCCTTTAAGACCTTGGAATTTTTTATCTTTTCCGTGACGAGGTGAGGGCGTCTAGTCTTAAGAACTAGAGCTTTGTTCTTAACTACTTGCATTGGTTATTTCCCTTTGCGTTCCCGTTTGCTGGTCTCAGACACCAAGTTGCCTTTAGCGTCCCTGCGGAATGAACGGTTGCGTGATGCTGGCTCTACTTTTACTCCGTCTCCATTAGTGCCACCTTTATCCATTGCCCTTACGTGGGCTACGTCTTTGCCGTCACCCTTGTTTACTTTGCCGTCTCGCATAGCTTTGCGTCTGGCAGCGTTACGCTTGGCGCGGTTTTTCTTCTGCTCCTCGGAGCCTTGGTATTTGTCGTATTCTTCTCTGTAGTTTCTAGCCATAGTTATCTACCCCTGTGATGCTCACATGACTTAACTGGACAAAACCCACATAACGGGCCGCTTATTGCGTTCCATACATCTGATTGCTCAGCTACTTCTAGCTTTTTGAGGGAATCATCAAACGTAGCGAAATAGGATTTCATTAGTTCCCTCTTATGCTCTTTCTTAATGAAGTCCCCACTGACTAGGTATGCTAACGCAGACTTAATGCTATGTATTTCTGGGAAGTGTACAAATATAGCAGCGGCTAGCATGTCTAGTTGGGCAGTATCCGCGTACTTAGCGTTTTTGCCCGTCTTGTAGTCAACAAGGTATGCCTTGTCTTTGTTTACGATCAGCAAGTCAGCTATGCCGCGATACCATACGTCTTTTGCCATAAACTTTGTAGGTTCGTAGTTTTGCCCGTCGTAGGCTACCCCTAAGCGTAGTTCACAATGTTTCTCACCGGCGATGCTTTCAAGTGCCTGTAAAGGCGCTAAGATATACTTAAACTTCTCCGGTATCTCTACGCCATCCTTTATATAGTCTTCAGCAGCTTTGTGTACCTGATTACCATAAATCGTGGCTTCGTTGCCAAAGTCCTTAACATCTTTTGCAACCTTCAGATGGTAGTACTTTTTCGGGCACTGATCGAAGGTCTTGATGCTGCTGTAGGACCACGCTTGGCTGGGCTTATTCATCTTCGGTTTCCTTTCTTGGGTCCTTTATCTTTTTTCAACCCGTTGACTTGCGTTTTGGCATAAGAAGCAAACACACTGCCTTTAATACCGCTGGCCCCAATTGGTATCTGCTGTACCTTCCCACCCGCAGCTTCCCACGCGGCCACCTCTTCGGCCAGTTTATTGCGCAGCGCCTCTCTATCTACTTCCCCGCTGTCGATCAGCCGCGAAAACTTGCGGGCCTCAATCTGCTTGTTGCTTAGTACTCGTGGCACTGTCTTTACCCCCATTATGGCAATCTTCTCCGTGGTAACATTTCGCACAGACTGGAACTATTCTATCGTCTGGACTCAATATAAGTACGGGCGTATACGTACTGCATACGTTGTTTACGATGTTACCCCACGATGCCGGGTCACACTTACACTGTTGTATTGTTGTCGTCATTTTTTTTCTGCTCGTGGCAGTCTTTGTCATGGGCGCAGTTCAGGCACAGCACGCCTTCTGTGTAGACGGGGTTATTGCAGATGGGGTTCTTGTTCTCGGTGCCCCACGTACCGTCAGCGCAGACGCAGATCATTTATCCCCCTTCTTGAACTTGCCATCCTTACCCCGATTGTCATTGCGCTGTGCCTTCCGCAGCTCCTGCACCAGCATCTCTTTCTCCCCGCGCAGCACTTCGATATCCCGCTTTAGCCCCT